TGATGTTGTCTTCAAGCAATGTCATGCCCATGAATTACATGACCTGCATGGCGTGATTGTAATGCTTGGTACGATCCTCTAAACCTAAAGTACCACCGTTGATGCGTTTGGTTAATGTAACCATGTCACCAGTATCGGCATATTGGTTTAGGTTATTTTTATTCCAGAACCAGCAAGCACTTTCCAAAGCACCCTGATTGGTTTCGCAATAGGCTACCGCCTCATCAATGGTCATACCTACTGATGCAGCAAATGCCTTGTAGTTATCGTGACCAGTTAACTGAATTGCACCACGACCACGATACTTCCAGCCGTCACCAGAATGTTCATCGCCATTGCCCATGCGTGAGGAATAAACTTTGTTAGCAATCTTCTCGGGATTTTTGTGATAGGGTTGTGCTGCTTCTACTGTAGGAAAACGACTTGGCCAAACTCTATGAAGTGAATCAGCTGTATAGTTTAAGTTTTCCTTAAGGATTGTAAATTCTGCACTTTCATGTCCAGCTTGTGCTAGGAAAGCGGCTACTCTTTCTCTGGTGCTAATATCGTATTTTTGTAGAGTTTCATACATAATGTTGAACCAGCCCTCAGGATCCTTATTACGGGGTAGACAGGCTGCTAGTTTTTCTTGTGTGAAATCGAAATCAAATTCCATGGGGGTTCTCCTTGTATGTAAATATTTATATGGATACAGACATCACGACCGTTCAGATAGAACAAATAGAGGACTGGTACGATTTGCGCTACAAGCTGAAAACAGCACAGATGAATCATATGTACACAGATTACAGAGAATTTGATACATTACTTAAGGCGGTAGACAACATCCTTAAATATGCTAGCGAGCATCGTCGTAATTATACCAGGACTGGGTCTGTAAGCAGCAAGAGACTTTATACAGAAAAGATTACAGAAGCCAACAATGTAATCACAATAATGCAGGAACATCTGCTACTATCATTATTACAAAAATCTCATAAATAATAATGTTCAGCTGAACTCTCGGAGCACCACTTCGAGTAGCCTAGAACGCTAATCACAAGGAGAAAATAAATGGCAAACAAATTAAAAATTACACATACCCCTACTACAGACGCACAGGTGCGCGACAAATTTGTGTCTCCAACCTTAATAAGCAGTAATAATGTTGGTGGTACTGGCGGTATGACAAGTCAGACGGGTAACACTATTAGACCATATGTTAAAATTGGAGCACAAGCAGCCGCTGCTGGTTCAATTTTAGCTCAGAAAGGTGCAAAGAAATTCCTAGTTACTAGCGGTACAGCCATTAATGACGAGGATATGGTCGTTGGTAGCATTTATAGAATTTTAACTGTAGGCACAACCGACTGGGTGGCCGTTGGCGCATCAAAATCCAACGCACAAGTTGGTGGTATTTTTGTAGCCAAAGCCGCTGGTGCAGGATCAGGCACAGTTACACTAGTTGGCGTTTGTACACTAGCAAATAAAGCATCTGGTTCATTGGGTGCAAATGAAATGAGTATTCTTGTAACTAAACAAGACGCTTCAACATTTTATGCAAGTCGCATTACCAACAAATGGGTGTATGATTTTTCAACACCCGCAGACAAGTTTCGTTATTGGTTAGCTGCTGCAACAACAAATAATGATTATGCTACAGATAAAGCTGCTGGTACTACAGCCTTTGTACAAGTAGACGCTGCCTAATAAGTTTTAGGACCTTAAAGAATCCCTGGGTTAAATACTCGGGGATTTTTTATGACTACAGCATTCGTACTTGGAAACGGAACTAGCCGAAAAAACATAGACTTACTCAGACTGAAAACTCTGGGCAAAGTCTATGGCTGTAATGCTCTGTACAGGGATTTTAGCCCAGATGTGTTAATTGCTACAGATGAGGGCATAAGCCAGGAAATACAAAAATCTGGCTATGCCAAAACAAATGAATTTTATACTCGCAAACCTCTGACGGATTCTGGTGCTAAAAAGATTACTTTAAATTATGGATTTAGCTCTGGGCCCATAGCTCTGAGTTATGCATCAACCATAAGCAACATGAAAACTATCTATATTTTGGGCTTTGATTATGCCGGAGTGGATAAGAAATTCAACAATATGTATGCAGATACCCCACATTACAAAAAGAGTTCTGATACTGAAACCTATTATGGGAACTGGGTAGATCAGACTCTAACCGTTATAAAGCACTACCCCAAAGTAAAATATATCAGAATAATTCCAGAAGGAGCTCTCATCCCTGACAAGCTCAGACAACAGGAAAACCTAGAACACATGGATTTGGCTAAATTCCAAACCATCATAAATAACTGATATGTCTACTACAAATAAACGAATTCAGGGCGATTACAACATAAACACCGTTTCCAGTGCTGGTGCGACCTCTGGAAATGTGAATGTAACTACAGCCTATTTAAATGTAATTGGTAACTTGGTTGTAACAGGCGCAACAACCAGCGTTGAAAGTACCAACAGTTTAATCACAGACAATACCATTGTATTGAATTCAGGAGAAATTGGTGCCGGTGTTACTCTGGGATATTCAGGTATTGAAGTTGAACGAGGAAGTTTGCCCAATACAGGGTTCAGATGGAACGAAAGTCTTACTCAGTGGGAATTAACAACTGATGGGTCTACCTGGAATGAAATTGCTTCAGGTGGTATCAGCAATGTTGTGGATGATACTAGCCCTCAACTAGGCGGAAATCTAGATGTAAATGGTTACACTATTACAAGTGCCAGTAACGGTAATGTCGTAATTGATGCTGACGGAACTGGCTTAGTTAAACTAGACGATGTTTTAACCCTAAAAAATCAGGGATCAGATCCTGGCAGTTTATCAAACTATAACAAACTTTATGCTAAATCACCCAGCACTGGTGGTTCTGGCGTATATGTGGTTAATGCTACTTACTCAGACGAACTTGTAAGTAAGCGCAAGGCCATATTATTTGGATTAATATTATAACGGAATCACTATGTCTATACAATGCAACCAATTAACAGATTCATCAACCCCTGGTAACATCTATGCAAGCACAGGTAATTCTGTAGTCAGCACAGTATATTTTTGCAATACTAGTGCAGCAGATGTAACCATAAATGTCTGGGCTGTTCCAGCTTCAGGAACCTATGGCGCTGGTAATCAAATCTACAAAACACTAACCATAGCTGCCTATGATACCTACATCATGGATGTAGAAAAACTCATACTAGGACAAGACGATTCATTACAAGCAAATTGTAGCGCGGCAAGTTCGGTAACTGCTACAGTTAGTTACATTGGAGCCTAATCTTGGGACGCAGCCTTAAAAATACCAAAATTAAAGTGGGAGAAACTACCGCTAAACTTCCAGGCGGTAGCACTACCTTAAGACCTAGCTCAAGCTCTAACGGTCAGATTCGTTACAACACCACAGACAATGTTCTAGAGGCATATATTAACGGCAGTTGGAGCGCACTCAGAGTAGCTGGTGCTACAAGTATTACCAAAGATACTTTTACGGGCGATGGGTCCACTCTGGTATTTGGTCCTATGAGTTTTACATATAGTGCTGGACAAGAAAAAACTGTTTTGGTATTCATCAACAACGTTTTCCAAAATCCAGGAGTAGCATTTACTTTTGATGGCACTACTAATATTACATTCACAAGCCCTCCACCTCTGGGTCATACCATCGTATTGCTACACGGCTACGCTAGTTAATTCAGCTAAATATAGCTAAGGATACCTGAAATGGCTATAGGCAGAATTAGCGGCCCTATGCTCCAGAGCAATCTGGAACGACAGGGCATAAACTTAAGTGTTGAAACAGATTTACTATATTTTGATGTTACGAATAATCGTATAGGCATCCGTAATGCTATTCCTGCCTATGTGCTAGATGTTTCAGGCAACGGCCAAATTGGTAACATTGTGCTGGATTCAGGCAATATCAGCCCATTAATTACTAATGCAAACTTAAATCTATCTGGCAATGGTACCGGTATTGTAGTCGTAACAGGAAACCTAGATGCCGGCAACATTTCAACATCTAATGTTGTTACCAGTAATGTAAGCACTAGTGCCGGAAATCTCACACTCGCTCCAATAACAGGTGCAAATGTTCAAATTAATAGTAATACTAATATTACAGCAACTACTTCTGCTTCAAGTACCAGTTCAGGTGCTTTAATTGTAACAGGTGGAGTTGGTGTAGGTGGAAATTTATATGTTAGTGCTACATTAAATGTAGCTGGTATGGATATTAAAGATGCTATAAGTGTTTTAACTTCAGCTATAGCAGCTAATTCAGCTCAAATGATAAGTGCTGACAACGCTATTAGTAATGCGGTTAGTGTTGTAAGTGCAGCAGTATTAAGTTCTAACGACAGAATTAGCGCAGTAAGTTCAGATTTAACAAGTATTGATACCAAATTAAGCAATGCTATTAGTGCAGTTAGTGTCCAGTTGACCAGTGTTAATAACAATTTAGCAAGCGCAATTAATGTTGTAAGTAATCGTGTTAGTGCAATTATGACTAGCAGCCAAACTTTAAGTGGTGCTACTTATTCCTTTACTGGCAATACTCCAAGCAATACTGTTTCTAGTGGTACCGTTGTTATAACTGGTGGACTCGGAGTTTCAGATAACATATATGCTAATGCTGTTACAGCAACTAGCAAACTAGAAGTAGCAAGTCTAACAATAACCACAGACACCCTGAGCAATACTAATCTTGATGGTAATGTTGTTATTCAGCCCAACGGTGATGGGATCGTAGATATTAATACCGATACGGCTGTGTTAATACCAGCGGGCCCAGAAAGTTCTAGACCATTGGGCGCCACTGCGGGGTACACCAGATACAACACAAGCTCAGGATATCTGGAATATTACAATGGTGCAGCCTGGATTAATGCTAGTCCAACAACTGGTTTAATGAGTCTAGACATATATCAGGGCGATAATAGCACAACCACCTTTACAGCAAGTCAGACAGTTCCAGTAGAAAACTACATTGTTACACTCAACGGTGTAATGCAGTTACCAGGCGTTGCTTATACTCTGAGCGGCGCTAATATTATTTTTGCAGATGCCCCAACTATTATTGATACTGTAGAAATTCGTAGTTTGAATACTAGTTTGGTCGCTCTGGGTCCTACAATTCAAAACGAAGCAGTTGACACTATAGTTACCGTAGAAACTACTGTAGGCGATAACAAAGTTAGAATGACTACTGCGGGTACAGAACGAATAGTACTAGACAGCAATTTAAATCTAAAATCTGGCACTAATATAACCTATGATCAGACTGGAATCAGTGCCGGAACCGGTAATACCATTGTGGATACTTTTACTACTTCTAGCTACAGAAGCGCCAAATATTTTGTGCAAGTCAGCAATGGATCAAACCATCAGGTTTTTGATGCAATGGTAGTACATAATGGAACGACCCCATATATTTCTAGCTCAACTCTGTACACTTCTAGCAGTTTAGGTACACTGGGTGTAGATATGGTGGGCAGTACTGTACAGCTTATTTTCGTAGGTTCTGGGGCTGGAAATACAGTAAAAGTTCACAAAACCCAAATAGTTTAATTTGCCATTTCAAATAAATAAACTTATGCTACCAGGATAACTCAATGTCTATAACAAGAATTAAACGCAATCAGATTACAGATTTAGAAGTTATTGCTTCTAAACTTGCGGAAAATGCTGTAACAGCAAGTAAACTTGATCTGGACCTTATCTATCCAAGTAACCTTACAATTACTGGTAACTTAACAGTACAGGGCGCAACAACTGTTATTGATACAACTAACACAGTGGTAGCAGATCCACTTATTGTATTAGCTAGAAATCAAAGTGGTGCCCCTAGTTTAGATTCTGGTATTGTTATTGAGCGTGGATCAGACACTAACGTTGCGTTTGCCTGGGACGAATCTAATGATCGTTTCATGGCAACATTTACTACTGAAACTGGTACTACTGCTGGAACCATAAACAAATCTGGGTATGCCGACCTTATTGTTGGTAACTTAACAGCATCTAATTTTAGTGCCAATATTGGTAATGTAGCCTCTGGACAGGTTGTTTATGGTACAACTGGTGGTGCATTAAAATCTGAAACTGATTTTACATATAATGAAACAACAAACACTTTAACTGTAGCCGGTAATGTTACAGTTGGAAACATTAGAGTTGGTGCAGACAGTATTAATACTTCTGGCACCAATATTGATTTAACAGTTAGCACAAATGGTGGAAATATTGCTACTGCTAGCAGAATTAATGTAACTAATGCAGCCGCATCTTCTAGCACTACAACCGGTGCTTTAGTTGTTGCTGGTGGTGTCGGCATTGGGGAAAAACTTTATGTTAGTGCCAACCTTGTTGTAGGTGGAACTGATATAATTAATGCTATCAACACCGTTAGCAATGCTGTAAGTGTAGTTAGTGCTCAGGTAGCAACTAACTCAGCACAAATGGTTAGTGCAGACAATGCTATTAGTAACGCAGTTAGTGTGGTAAGTGCAGCCCAATTGAGTACCTGGAACGCAGTAAGCAACGAAATATCAGCTCGTCAAGCAGCTAGTGCTGATTTAAAGTCAGCTATAAATGCGGTAAGCGATGCTGTAAGCGTAGTAAGCGCAGCAGCAGCAAGTGTTGAAAGTCATGTTAATACAGTTAGCAATGCTGTTTCAGTAGTTAGCGCACAAGTAGCAACCAATTCAGCACAGATGGTTAGTGCTGATAATGCCATAAGCAATGCTGTTTCAGTAGTAAGTGCTGCTCAGTTAAGCACCTGGAATCGCGTTAGTGCAATTATGACTAGCAGCCAGACATTTAGTGGCGCCACATATACCTTTAATCAAACTACAGCAGCAACCAACACTTCTTCTGGTGCAGTAGTTGTTGCTGGTGGTGTAGGTATTGGTGGAGCGTTGTATGTAAGTGCAAATTCTCAGTTTACAAACAATGTAAACATTTTAGGTAACCTAATAGTTACCGGTAGTTACACCATTATAGGTTCTAATAATACTGCCTATACTGATAACATTATTGAACTACATACTCCTGCTACATTATCTGCTCTGAGTGCAGATGACGGTAAAGATATTGGTATACACATCCATTATTTTAAAGGTTCAGATCAACATGCATTCCTAGGTTGGGACAATAGTTCCGGTTATCTGGAATGGCAAGATTCTGGTGCTGAAGGTATAGATACCTTTACTGGTAACTATGGTACCATGCGTTTGGGTAATTTAATTGCTAATGCAAGTACAGCAGCTACAAGCACAACATCAGGTGCAATCACAACCAATGGTGGTATTGGTGTTGTTGGCAATGCTTATATTGGTGGAAATTTAGTAGTTGGCTCAACAAACATTATTGATGCATTAAGCGCATTGAGTAACTATGCTAGCGTAGCAAGTGCAGCTATTGTTAGTGTTGAATCTCATGTTAATACTGTTAGCAATGCAGTAAGTGTCGTTAGCGCAGCTCAGTTAAGCACCTATAATGCTTTAAGTAATGAAATAAGTGCTCGTCAAGCAGCCAGTGCTGATTTACAAAGTGCTATTAATACCGTAAGTAATGCTGTATCAGTGGTTAGCGCACAGGTAGCAACTAATTCAGCACAAATGAGTTCAGCTGATGCCGCTCTAAGTGTAAGAATTGATAACATAAGTAATTCAGTTTCGGTTACTAGTGCAGACTTGGCAAGTGCAAAAAGCAATTTACAAAGCGCAATTAATGTTGTAAGTAATGCTACAAGTGTAGTTAGTGCAGCTCAATTAAGCACCTGGAACAGAGTAAGTGCTATATTAACCAGCAGCACAACATTTAGTGGTGCTACATATACCTTCAGTGGATCAACAGCAAGCACCAATACAGTAACTGGTGCAGTGGTTATTACTGGTGGGTTAGGTGTTGGCGGTAACATTAATGCTGCTAACATTAGTATTGTAGGCAATACTATAGCTACAACCAATTCAAACGGTAATTTAGTCTTACAACCAAATGGTACTGGTGCAACTGTTGTTAATGATTCTGGTGCAGCATCTAATTTTGTTGTCAAAGGCGACACAGATACAGCTCTAATATTTGCTAATGCTACAAATGATAATATTGGTCTAGGAACTGCCACACCAAATACTGGTGCAAAACTACATATAAATGCAACTAATAGTGTAATTCTACCAAAAGGAACAACAGCTGAACGACCAGGTATTGGAGTAGTTACTTCAGGTATGGTCAGATTTAACACCAGTAGTCTCCAGTTAGAATTTTACGATGGAACTTCTTGGCAAGGTACTGGTAGTACATTTACTGTTATAGCTGATGATAAATTTACTGGTGATGGCAGTACAACTATTTTCACACTAAGTAGTTCTCAGACAACCAATAGCTGTATTGTAAGCATTAACGGTATTGTACAAATACCAACAGACGCTTATGGTGTAACTGGTGGAACAACACTTACATTTACAGAACCACCTGCTTTTGGTGACATTATTGATGTAAGAGAAATAACAACTACAACCACTGTTACCAACCTAACAAGCAATAACGGCTATGTTGTTGTAGAAACACTAAACACAACTGGTGTAGTATTCAGCACCGGAACTTCAAGTGTTGTAGAGCGTTGGAGAATTGACACTTCAGGCAATTATTTACCAAGCGCAAATGCAAGCTACAGCATCGGTAATGCTACAAGTATTGTAAGCACACTATGGGTTAATGAAATTGATAGTGGAAACATAATTCCAAGAGCAAATGCAATCCACAGTCTGGGCAATGTTACAAACCAGTGGAAAGACCTATATCTGGCTGGTAACACAATGTATTTGGCCAATGTTGCGATTACTTCTGACGGATCAGTAGTTACCATTCCAAACCTAACTGTAAGTGGTAGTTTGGTTATGGGTAGTGTTGACATAGTTAGTGCAATTAATGCAGTAAGTGCTAGACTGGACACCGTAAGTAATCAGGTTAGTGTGACTAGTGCTGATTTGGTTAGTGCTAAAAATAATTTACAAAGTGCAATAAATGTTGTAAGTAATGCAGTTAGTGTAGAAATTGCTAATCGTGTTAGCGCAGTTAATGCTGTAAGCAATGCAGTTTCAGTAGTCAGCGCTCAGGTAGCAACTAACTCAGCACAAATGGTTAGCGCAGATAATGCTATCAGCGCAGCAGTTAATGTTGTAAGTAATCGCATTAGTGCGATTATGACCAGTAGTCAATCATTTACAGGTGCCTTATATCAATTTGGTAATATAGCACCAAGTGCAAACATTACTTACGATTCAGGAAGCACAACTGCAAGATGGTTAAATGTCTGGGCTACCACTTTTAACGGTACAGCAACTACAGCACAATACGCTGACTTGGCAGAAAAGTATCTGGCTGATGCCAAATACGATCCTGGTACAGTTATGGTATTTGGTGGTGCAGCCGAAATAACTCAGGCCAATACAGATTCTGATCGCAGAGTGGCTGGTGTTGTAAGTGACAAGCCAGCTTACTTGATGAATTCGGAATTAGAAGGCCAATATGTAACAGACCTAGCACTTCTGGGTAGAGTCCCATGTAAAGTCATTGGACCAATTCAGAAAGGTGACATGTTGATTGTTGCCGGAAATGGCCATGCTAGATCCGAAGCAAATCCTGTAACTGGAAGTGTAATTGGTAAGGCATTGCAAAACTTTGAAGGCACATCTGGCGTAATAGAGATTGTTGTTGGACGCATGTAATACTTCCATAAATACCTTGATAAGGTAGATTTATGGGATTAACTAGACCAACATTTGCTCAAATTAGAGGTGCATCCTCAGCCGTAGACACGGTTTCAGATTCTACGAGCGTTTTGAGTCAACAAATCAGTGTTTTAAGCTCAAGAGTGGCTGATAATTCGGCACAAATGATAAGTGCCGACAATGCCATTAGCAATGCTGTAAGCGTAGTAAGCGCCCAATTGGCTAGCGTAGATACCAAGTTAAGCAATGCAGTTTCGGTTGTAAGTGCAGCAGCAGCCTCCATAGAATCACATGTCAATACTGTAAGTAATGCCGTTTCAGTAGTCAGTGCTCAGGTAGCCACCAACTCAGCACAAATGACCAGTGCTGACAATGCCATAAGCAATGCAGTATCAGTAGTAAGTGCTGCTGTAGTATCAGTTAGCGCAGTACTTCAAAATGCTATAAGCAACGAAGTATCTAACAGACAAAGTGCCAGTGCTGCTCTTGAAAGTCATATCAACACAGTAAGCAATGCAGTATCAGTAGTAAGTGCGGCTGTAGTATCAGTTAGCGCAGTACTTCAAAATGCAATTAGTAACGAAACATCAGCTCGTGTAGCAGCAAGTGCAGACCTCAAGTCAGCCATTAATGTAGTAAGTGATGCAGTTAGCATAGTTAGCGCCCAGTTAGTGAGTGTAGATAGTAAACTAAGCAATGCTATTAGTGCTTTAAGTAATGCTATAAGCTCAACTTATGCTAAAAAATCTGGTGCAACGTTTACAGGTGATGTAGTAGTAAGTGCAACTCTAAGCGTAATAGGTGCTACTGTATTTGCAGGTACTGTAAATGTTGCCACCGTTGGTGGTGATGAAGGCGGTGAAATATTGCTTGGAAAACCGGTAACAAACACAACATTAGTGGGCACCGGAATTACGATTGATGTTTATCAAAATAGACTAAGATTCTTTGAACAAGGTGGTACAGCTCGTGGTGCATATATTGATTTTACATCTGCTGGTTCTGGCGTTGGTACAAACTTATTAGCTGCTGGGGGCGGTGGTGGCACAACCAGTGTTGCAAGCGCAGATCTAGCAAGCGTTGAAAATAAACTAAGCAACTTAGTATCTGTTGTAAGTGCAGCGGCCGCATCAGTAGAAACTCATGTTAATACTGTAAGTAATGCAGTATCAACAGTCAGTGCTGCTCAATTAAGTACCTGGAACGCCATAAGCAATGAGATATCCGTTCGTGCTGCTGCAAGCGCAGATCTTAAATCAGCCATAAATGTTGTAAGTAATGCAGTATCAGTAGTTAGTGCTCAGGTGGCGACCAATTCTGCACAGATGACTAGTGCCAACAATGCCATAAGCAATGCAGTATCAGTAGTTAGTGCTGCTCAATTAAGTACCTGGAACAAAGTAAGTGCTATCTTAACCAGCAGTCAAACATTCAGCGGATCTACCTATGGCTTTAGTAATACCCTTCAACGCAATAGCAGAAATGTAGTAACAAACTATACAGGGGTATCAGCCCCTTCTACTCCATTAGTAGGAGATGAATGGTACTACACTACTAGCGACATTTTATACAAATACATCTACGATGGCACAAACTATGCCTGGGTAGATTTAACAAGCCCACTATACAATACTGCTACAGCAGCAACAGCCAACACTATCGCACTCCGAGATAGTGGTGGTAACCTAACAGCTACAAACTTTTTAGGTGTTGCTAGCTCAGCCAAATACGCTGACTTAGCTGAGATTTATACTTCAGATTATGACTATACTGCCGGCACAGTAGTAGTTCTGGATGGGCCAGCTGAAATAACCCAATCTACGCACAGCCATGATACTCGCATTGCTGGTGTAATTTCGGATAAACCAGCCTACTTAATGAATTCAGAAGCTAAAGGCTTACCGGTAGCACTTATGGGTCGTGTTCCATGTCAGGTAACTGGCACCGTAACCAAAGGTGACAGACTGGTAGCTAGTTATAAACCTGGCCATGCTATGAGTATGAATCCAAATTTATATGAACCTGGCTGCATTATTGGTAAAGCCCTGGAAGATTTCACAGGCGAATCTGGCACAATCGAAATAATGGTAGGAAGAACATAATGGCATTTCCCGCACAACCCTGGTCCAATGGACAAACTACAACAATCAATAGTGTTACCTATGTTTATAACAGTACTCTAGGTACCTGGTCCAAACAAGGCAGCGTAAGCACAGCGAGTCCTGTTAGTAGTGTAGCTGGGCGTACTGGTGCAGTGACTCTAACTGCGGCCGACATCAGTGCTGGTACTTTTCCTGGGGCATTGGTTGCAGCCGGTAATCTTCAAGCTCTGAGTTTTGGTGTGGGTACCGCAGCATCTGGTACTACCGGAGAAATCCGAGCTACAAACGCTATTACAGCTTTTTACTCCGACGGTAGATTAAAAAATATTATCAGTAATATAGACAATCCGTTGGATAAATTATGCCAATTAAATGGCGTTTTGTACACTCAAAATAAACTAGCAGAAACATTTGGTTACAACAATTATGAAGTTCAGGTTGGTGTAATTGCACAAGATGTACAACAAGTGCAGCCAGAAGCGGTAAAGCCAGCCCCATTTGATATTGATACTGATGGCTCAAGTAAGTCAGGAGAAAATTATCTTACTGTTCAGTATGAAAAGTTAGTTCCATTACTCATAGAAGCAGTTAAAGAACTCAGGGCCGAAGTGAATGAACTAAAGAAAGGCAAGTAATATGGCTATAACTTTAGGAACTACAAGCGTTACATTTGGCGATAGTTCTACACAAAGCACCTTCGGTATAGACGGGGGAAATTTAATCAGTATTACAACCTATACCACAGCTGGAAGTGGTACATATACTGTACCTGCGGGGGCTTACAATTTATTTGTGCGAGTTATTGGCGGTGGTGGTGGAAGTGCCGGATATGCCGAATCAGGTGGTGGCGGTGGATACGCAGAAAAATGGTTTACCAGAAACGGAAATAGTGTAGCCCCAGGTGGAACATTTAGTTATACGGTAGGGGCTGGTGGAACTAATGTTACCTATTACACATCAGCAGGAAATGGCGGGACTAGTAGTTTTGGTGGTGCAGTATCTGCATCAGGTGGCTATGGAGCAAATACTGCCTATACCCATACTGGAGGTGCTGGTGGTTTAGGTTCAAGTGGAGATGTCAATTTGTATGGCGGTGGTGGTACTGGCCATGGAAATAGCGCCCATCAAGCAGGTCGCGGTGGCGGCAGTTATTACGGCAGTGGAAAATGTCAACAATGGACAGAAGGAACCAACACAACAATAGGTACTGGTGCCCCTGGGGCAGGTGCTCCAGGCGCCAGAACAGTACACGGAAATCAAGGTTCAGATGGCACGCCTGGTATGGTAATTGTGTATGCGTTTAGTTGAGGTGAAAAATGTCTACTTCTTTAACTAGTACAGGAATAAGCATAGGTGGTTTAACTGAGCAAACATCTGCAACCAACAAACAAGGTATGGTAGGTATGCAGGTGTTTAATGCTGGTGCAGGTACCTACACTTATACACAACCCCAAGGTGCAACCAGAGTTTTAGTTCAGGTCATAGGTGGTGGCGGCGGCAGTGCGGGATATGGAGAGTCTGGCGGATCTGGTGGATTTTGTGAAGGAGTTATGGATCTAGCAGCAGGCACAGCAGTTACAGTCACTTTGGGCGGTGGTGGTTCTGGGGTAACATATTATACATCGGCTGCAACAGGAGGAACAAGTAGTTTTGGTTCTTACTTTACTGCCACAGGTGGTTATGGAGCTAATGCTAATTATACTCATACTGGTGGACAAGGAGGTACAGGATCAGGAGGCAGTGTAAATTTACAAGGTGGTGCAGGTACCGGACATCATAATAGCGGAAGCCATCAACAAACTGCACATGGTGGTGTAGGTTTTTTTGGTGGTAGTGCAACTAAGAATCGTAATGGGCCTGGCGGTTCTGGACAGTATGTAGGTCCTGGTGGAGCAGGAACTGGTGCCACAGGGGACAGAGGAAACGATGGAAATGCCGGAACTACTGGTGCAGCTGGTATGGTTGTGGTATATGCGTATGCTTAAGGATAAAACATGGCAATAACATTAGATTTGAACGGCATAAGATATCCAGATGGAACACTCCAACCTGTTAGTTATGCCAACATGGACACAGGCAGCCTCATAAGCATTAACCAATATACTACTGTAGGTACAGCTACCTGGACTAGACCAACTGGTTGTAGAATGATCAGAGTACAAGTAGTTGGTGGAGGTGGAGGTAGTTCAGGGTATTGTGAGTCAGGCGGCGGAGGTGGATTTACTGAAGGTATGTTGGATGTTATGACCATAAGTTCAGTTACAGTAACTGTAGGTGGTGGAGGTTCAGTAATATCTTATCATGCTGCTGCTGGTACAGGTGGCACAAGCAGCTTTGGTAGTTACTTTACGGCAACAGGTGGTTACGGAGCAAATGCCAATTATAATCATACTGGAGGATCAGGAGGGACTGGATCAGGCACCGGTACATCTATAAATCTTGTGGGTGGTGCTGGAACAGGACATGCTAATAGTTCTGGTAGTTGGCCAGGTGCTCGAGGAGGACCTACATATTTTGGTGGTGGGTCAGGAACAAACAGAACAACCAGCAATACCAATGTAGGTAATGCTGCTTATGGCACTGGCGGAGTAGGTGCATTGTCAGATCATGCTGGACACGGCTCAGCAGGAATGTCAGGATGCGTTATAGTTTATAATTACAAATAATAGGTTGATCATGAAAAAAGCTCTTTTACATAGTTTAGAACCAGGTAGAATTTGCCAGATTGTTAATTCTGGCGACGAGTTTGAAGTAGCCCCATCATTTTCCTGGGTCGATGTTCCAGATGATACTACATATAGGGACACCTGGGATACTGAAAACAATGTTGTCAAAAAATACAATATTTTAGAAGATCCAGTGTTTTTGGCTGAAGGGTATAAAGTGGCCCGGGGAATAGCCTACAAACCCATAGGTGATCAATTAGATATGATATATAAAGAAATACAAGCCAACGGCACCATAAGTAATACTGGTGCCTGGGCTACCCATATTGCTAATGTAAAAGCTACTATACCTAAAGATGACCCTGCTGCTGTATTAGCCTGGAATGAAGAATTAAGGAAATCCCTGGAGAACAAGGGCACCACTTAACTTTAATGTAGTTTACAATTTATGACATTCAATAAACGGTTTTCTTTGGCCCATTATGATAGGTTCCAGGGACCTTATAGTAGCACCTTTTACAATATGTTAAAAAATGCTGACCAGGCATTCAGAGATAACATACACGATATCTACTTTGGTAAGTATTTTAATTACCATTACAATGGTAAATTAAAACGGGCTGGTAACCCCATGGGCGTTGAAGCTTCTGATGAACAAGTAGATTATTTGTTCAAGATACAGGATGAGTTAGGTGTTGAAATAAGTCTAACTTTTAATACCATAGAAATCCCACATGAGTTAGCATTTGATCCTTACATTACCCAACAATTTGTAGAATGGATTGGTAGTTATTACGATCGTGGGTTGAGGAGTTGTACCATAAGTTCAGAGCACATCATGCGTCTGGGCTGGCTACAGGATCGTTGTCCAGACATGCGCTGGAAAAGTACAGTAAACCAAATTGTTGCTGATGCACAACAGTTTGTGGACTATGCTTATTTGGGTTATAACAGTATTAATTTAGATCGCAGTCTTAATCGCAATGTTAAAGAATTAAAAAGAGTCAAAAGAGCACAAGAATATCTAAACCTTAAAAATCCTAAAAAAAGGTTAATAAGCATTTTACTCATAGCTGAGGCCTGCATATATCGTTGTCCATTTAAAAAGGAACATGATAGTGTTGGTGAAGTTATAAGTGGAGACTATTTTCGAGGCCCTGCTGACCTAAGTTGTAATGGTTGGCGTAGCCTAGTAGGATTTGCTGAAAGTCCTAGGTCAGGCATCAATATTATAGCTAATGATGCTAAAACTTTTTTACAATATGCTGAGCTAGCAGATGTTTTCAAATACTCAGGTAGACTTACTTCACAGGTTAAAAGTCCAGAAGATATACCATACATGAAGGCTGTTTGGTATTTGCGTACTAATAAATTTAGTCAGGAAATTAGCGCCCCAGAAAACATTGTATTTGCTAATGATTTTAATGAGATTATAGATAACAATCTGGGTCCCATACATGATTGGATTCCAGGCTGGATTGATATCAGATATACTACTCAGGATTGGCGTACCACCTATAAACCTTATATAGGTATTTGGAATACTGAGCCAGGTAAAAACTTAGAAAAACTATTGCAAAATTGTAAAAACCAATGCTGGGACTGCCATGAATGTGAAAGAGTGTTTGGGGCTCAGGACATAGATAGCGCATTGCAGATTAAAAAACCAGATTATCAACCCATGATACTTCAGAGACCTTTTGACACATGATACATGATATTAAATCTATATTAATAGTAGGTGGCGGTAGCTCAGGCTGGATGACCGCAGCAGCCATAGCCAAACGATTACCTAACATAAAACTTTCCCTTATAGAATCCACAGACATACCTACCATAGGGGTAGGCGAAAGCACCCTGGGCCATATAAACAGATATCTGCATCTGTTAGGATTACAAGATGCAGATTGGATGCCATACTGTAATGCCACCTACAAAACTAGCATCAAATTTCAGGACTTTAGAGAAAATCCTAGTGAAAAGCCTCATGTGTTTCATTATCCTTTTGGACTCATGGATTCCACAGACAAACCCAGACAATTAATGGAATGGTTTTTAGCCAAGGTGGCTAATCCAGAAATTGATCCTGGTAATTTTGCAGAGTTTTATCATGATAGCATAATCATGGCCGAAGCTCGTAAAATGACCAACAATATACCTCCTAATAATCCTATCCGAGCTTTTAATTTTAGATTAGACACAGCCTATCATATGGATGCTGGATTGTTTGGTGTGTATCTCAGAGATCATATATGTAAACCTGCAGGTACTACTCATATAGTTGATACAGTCATAGATGCTACTTTAGATGAACAAGGTGCCATATCCGGTATTGTAACAGAAAATTCTGGAATACTAAAAGCAGACCTTTATATAGACTGTACTGGATTTAAAAGTATGTTGCTAGAACAAAAAATGGGAGTCCCATTTAAAAGTTTCCATGACACTTTACAAAACGACAGGGCCATAGCCACAGTTATACCTTACATTGACCCTGAAATAGAAATGGATAGTTTTACTACAAGCACAGCCATAGAATGTGGTTGGGTCTGGAACATACCACTCTGGCATCGTATAGGAACTGGTTATGTTTACAGCAGTCAGTTTGCTACAGAAGCAGAAGCTGAGGCTCAATTCCGAAAACATTTAAAAAGTAACAGAATGACTGTTGCTGATGCAGCCAGAGCTGATGCAGCAGAATTTAGACACATTCAGATAAAACACGGAGTACATACCAAAGCCTGGGAAAAGAATGTAATAGGCATAGGCTTGTCCAATGGATTCATTGAACCGTTGGAAAGTACAGGACTAATGCTAACACATGAGACAATAATTAAACTCATAGCGGCACTAGGTATGAGAAATGGCATCGTTAATCAATACGATGTTGATTTATTAAACCATGCACTCATGTATCAGATATCAGGATTTAAGGATTTTATTAGTTTACATTATGCAATGTCTAAACGATGTGATACGCCATATTGGAAACAAGCTACAGGTGGAATTACCTACAGTCCAGGTATGAATGATTTTAAACCTGAAATGTATTCTGGGTACATCAGCATGGCTCATAGTTTGTATAGAAACAATAGTTTTAGTATAGACATGGGTGGTATTATGTATATTGCTGCGGGTATGGGGTATTTGCCGTTGGATCAGGCTTGTAAAGAATATTTAGACCTAAAATACATGGAAGTTCCAGGTTATGAGACAGAAATTTATAACAATTGGTTAAAACACAAAGCAGAAGTAGAAGAAAATATAAAATCCCTGCCCACACACAGACAATTTTTAGCTACTCATATCCATAAATTAACTTAAAGGACATAATCCATGTACAACCACACTGAATTTTCCTGGGAAGATGAAGATCCAGAGTAACTAAAGGAATTAAAGGAAACTCCACCAGAACATTTTTCATCAGTTCCTATGTTCAAACAACGCATGGCGGCATGCAAGTTTTGTGAAAATTTAACATACAATTTTTGTTCCAAATGCGGTTGCTATATGCCTATCAAAACAAGACTTAAATGGTCACGCTGTCCCATAGGAGTTTGGCTAGAACAAACTTAGGTCCGATACCAGTTTTATTTTGCCAGACTTTGTGCTACTATAAGTACATAAACCATGGCAAAAGATAAAAGCGAATCCAAAAAACCTAAAATAATCGAAGATGTAGAAAAGTCAAAGATTGAGGTTCAGTACTGTATACCACTTGAGCAGAGAGATGCTCAGGTCAGGGAAAGCACTCAGAGAATAAAAGGCCGTATTCAACCAGGCCCAATTACCAACGAGCCCATAGCTATCGTAGGTTTTGGTCCTAGTCTAAACGATACCTGGCAAGAACTACGCAAGTTCAAATACATCATGACAGGCTCGGGTAGTCATAAGTTTTTGGTTGACCGCGGTATCATACCCACACATCATGTAGAAGTTGACCCCAGAGAACATAAAATTGGTCTCATGGGACAACCACAACCTCAGACCCAATATCTGATCGCAAGTGCCTGTCATCCTAAACTGTTTGACCATTTAGAAGGCTTTAATGTAAAACTCTGGCATATACATACTGGCGATCCTGAAACAACCTTACCCACAGTATTTCCCCGAGGTGAATGGATTCTGACAGGAGGCAGTAATGTTAGCCTCAGAGCCATGGTTATAGCTCGTTTTATGGGCTTTGTAAATCAACATATTTTTGGCATGGATTCAAGCATGAGCAATGATGGTAAAAGCCATGCTGATTTCCATCCCAAAGGATCCAAGGGCTATTACTTAACAACCTACGATAAGGTGGAATACAAAGTAACACAGCCATTGGTGGAATATAGCCGCCAGTTTTTCCATGAACTAAAACAGATGCCCGAAGTTGAAGTAACTATGTATGGTGAAGGTATGCTACAACATCTGTTCAGAAACAAATATGTACCAGCAGCACAACGCAAAAAGACCAAAAAGGACATAGCAGTTATCATGCCAAAAGTTATTAGTGATGAATATCTAAAATTAAATCGTGAGCTACATGAATCTAACCCCAACTACGGTGTTAGTGGCGAAAAGCGAGTAGACATTGTACTCAAACTAAGCGAAAGCCTTAACACTAAAAACATCCTGGACTATGGATGTGGTAAGGGTATGTTGGCTAAAAAGTTACCTTTCCCAATCTGGGAATACGATCCAGCAATACCAGGCAAGGATACCCCACCAAAACCAGCTGACCTAGTTATCTGTACAGATGTACTAGAACATATTGAGCCTGATCTATTGGACAATGTAATTGCTGATCTAGCCCGTTGTACCAAAGAGTGTGCCTATGTAGTAGTACATACCAAAGCAGCTCAAAAAACTTTAGCTGATGGTCGTAATGCACATCTGATACAAGAAGGTGCAACCTGGTGGGAAAAACGGTTGAGTGCCTGGTTTGATGTAAGCAAGGTTATTGATAAGGATTATGAACTACACATTGTACTAGGACCTAAACAAGCCGCTAAGACCATGACTGAGAGTTTAGCAGCAGAGACTGCTACCATAGATTACAATGGCACAAAACTCGTATACAGCACACCCAACGATACTACTCGTTGGAGAGCCAACACTCTACTAACCAAAGAGCCAGGTACCATAGAGTGGCTTAATGAAATACAAGAAGGTGAAGTATTGGTAGACATAGGCGCCAATGTAGGTATGTACACAGTATTTGCAGCCAAGGTCCGTGGCGCTAATGTATTAGCCTTTGAACCTGAGTCACAGAACTATGCTGTACTAAACAAAAACATCAGCCTTAACAATCTGGGTGATCAGGTCAAAGCCTATTGCGTAGGACTAAGCGACAGTTACAAGTTTACAGATCTGCATCTGTCAGAACTAGTAGCAGGTGGTAGCTGCCACAGCGCAGACAAAGCCGTAGACTTTAAACTACAACCTACCACTCCTAAGTTTAGTCAGGGCTGTGTATTACAAAGTTTAGACAACTTGGTAGCAGCAGGTATGCCACAACCTGACCATATCAAGATTGATGTGGATGGCTTTGAACACTTAGCAGTAGAAGGTGCCAAGAATACCATTAAGAATGTCAAGAGCTTAATTATTGAAACTAATCCTAACCTAAATGAACACATGATGATGATTAAAACGCTGGCTGATTTAGGATTTAGTTTTGATTCAGAACAAGTAAGCAAAGCAGCCCGCAAGGATGGCGCATTTAAAGGAGTAGCAGAATATGTTTTCCGACGTCGATAAACATGTAAGAGAAGCCATAGCTAATGCCAGGGTCATCATGGATCCTTATCCACATATCTGGATTGAAAACATTTTTCCAGACTGGTATTATGCTGACATGCTCAAGTATGCCATGCCCACAGAGTATTTAAAAAGTCTTAAAGAACTAAAGCGTGTGGGCGACGGCTATCCTGATGGTCGCAAAGTCATGATACTTACCAAGGACAATGTAGAAGTACTACCTGCTGAATGCCGAGAGTTCTGGGCCACATTCACTAAATGGCTTACCCAGGGCGGTTTTGGTAACGCCATAGTACACAAGTTTGACAAGCTCATACTAGAGCGATTTGGTAAGCCTGTGACTATTACCAATGAGGGTATCTATGTTCGAGATTTTACAGGCTACAGTCTGGGACCACATACAGATGCCCCACACAAGGTACTAACTATGCTTATGTACTTGCCTAAGCCCACAGACCCACCAGGCATAGGAACTAGCATTTATAAGCCTAAAAACCCTAATTTTACTTGCGAAGGTGGTCCACATCACCAGTTTAAGGACTACGATCTAGTAAAAACCATGCCCTACAGGGCTAACTGTATGTTTGGATTTCTTAAAAACAACAAGAGCTTCCATGGTGTAGAACCGGTAAATACTATGGACATTGAAAGAAATCTAATCATATATGACGCTCGTGTTAAACGGACTAACTAAGCTCGCCCCTGCACCAGGTATCATATACAGATCTGATTATCTGGGCGAATATATCACTCTGAGCGTCGTACAAGAAGATAACAAACGATCTGAAATTAAAGAGTGGGTAGAAACCCGCATAGACAATTCTAACCATAATAAAATAGCCATGGTGTTGGGCAATGGTCGCAGTCGTGAAGAAATAGACCCTAAGATTTTTACCAGGCATAAGGGTGGACATTTAGGCAAAAGAAAAATGCAAGTCTATGGGTGCAATGCTCTTTATCGTGAAGCTTCTGTAGACTTTTTAGTATGTACAAATCCTGTACTAATTGAAGACATGGTAAGAAATTATAACTATGCTCCTAAAAATGTTGTACTTACTAACACAGAAAATATTGTTAAGTGGCGAGGCAGATTTCATCTGTATCCATTTTACGAAAATATGAATGCAGGTGCATTAGCTCTTAAGTTAGCCTGCTTTGATGGACATAAAACTGTTTACCTGATGGGTTTTGATAACCTGCCCTACGGAAATAATACTAGCAACCTATATGCCGGCACTTTAGGTTATGAACCTCCTGAAACTGTTTTTGATGCTGGTAAATGGATTGCGAATACTTACAAAATAATGAGCACCTATACAGATGTAGATTTTTGTATGGTATTATATAAAAGCAGATTGGTAGATATTCCTAAAATTTATCATCAACTTAGGAATTTTAGAACTCTTAAGTGGCGTGACTTTGCAATTGAAGCTGATCTTTAATTAGATCCAATTTAGCCTGTATCTCATCAATCTTAATAGTACCAGCCACACCAGGATGTATGGGTCTGGGAATATCTCTAAGCTCGCACCAACAAAAGCCACGATGTTCAGAATTTAGTTTAGGTACAAACTCTGTATCTGCAACAATCACATAGGTATTATATCTGAATTGTTTATTGTCGGATGTAAACAAATCTATGGGTATTATTTTTTCTGTTGTAATAGTGTAGCCAACTTCTTCAAACACCTCTCTTTTAAGAGCGTGTCCAATGGTTTCGTTTGTATCTATCTTACCACCAACCAGACCCCAGGTTCCAGAATAACTAGTAGCGTTTCTGAGCAAAAACAAATAACGCTGAGTGTTGGAGCAATAGAATAAAGCACCAACAGAGTTTATAAGACCAGTGACCATCTTCCTGCTTTATATTCGCCTTCATAACTGCGAACCCAACGACTACCGGTCCACTTGTATTGCAGGCTTGTTGTAAGATTACTTACAAACTCTAGGCTAGTTGTTTCCTGACTATCAAAAACAACATTCCAGGTAGTACCATCAAATTCAATGATGTCGTTGGCATGAGCTATGAGATCTGAATTGTCGGTTCCCTTCCAGGCATCAGGACCATCCGTATTGGCACCACTGCCTATGTCGTTGGTTAACAGATATCTGGTACCTGTTAATGCGCTGGCTAATCCGTCTCCTGGGCCTACCTTTTGTGGGTCAATTACAGCAGCAATAGGATCCAGAGTGTTTACATGGATAGTATCCTGATCCACAGTAAACAATAGTATAGAGTCATCAGTAGGATGGAACGCTACAGTACCCACAACATAGGTTTCACCATCAGACTGTAACAGTTTTACCTGGCTTATGCCATTGGTTAGACTACCGTACAGGTTAACCAATGCACCCCAGTTATCTCGGGTACCTATCTTGTTTAGATTTTTACTTATGTCATCTTTGTTCTGGGTAATGTCCTCGTACTTTAATAGTATGAGTTGATTGCCCTGCAACATAACGCCATTGTTAGTAGGAGTAACATAAGGACGGTTGCCTAGTAACAGCCAATCATCAATGTTTTCAGTCTCTAAGTTACCTTGTGCATCATAGATTCCAGACACAATGCTTTGTATAACGCCTAGCTTCTTAATCTTGGCTGGTGCGCTAATCCAGATAGGCATTTCAAATGTCAGGGTACTTACATCCAGTGTATCGTCAGCACCTACAGGAACTGTACGACTAGTAAAGTTTACATCTGTAAGATTTAC